CCAGGTTGGCACGTACAAAACTTCTTCCAAAACAAAGGACAAAACTATCTTGCACTTGGAGCAGACGCTTTACTACCTCAAACAGAAGCTAGAAACATACTTAAACAAATCAATGGTAAAGGTGGTAAAAATGGCGTTATAAAAAATGTAAAAACTAAACAAGCATATAGTTATGATGAGATAGGAAAACTTGCACAAGAATTAGGTGTAGTTGACGGTCTTGGAGAAGATGTAAGAAATGCCAGAGGTATATTCCCTAGACTTGAAAAACAAATAGATAACTCATCTATAATGAAATGGTTAGGAACTAACGAACAAACTGCACGTTTAAATCACTTCATAAAACAAATTGAAAGAGGTATGTCTCCAGAGGACGCTTCTAAATCTGTAAACAAATATTTATTTGATTATAGCAAGAAAAATAAAGTTGATGATTTTATGGGAGATTTTGTAGACCCATTCTGGACATTCCATAAAAACAATGCAAGACTTATGTATGGTTCAATGTTTGAGCACCCAGGTAAGATAAACTCTATAATAAGAGGTACTAAAGGTTTAGAAAATGGTATACCAGAAGAACAACGCCAAAACGAAGAGTTTAAGTATGGAAAAATACAAAAACCTTATGCAAATCTTACTGATAGTGTAAATGGAGACCAATACAATTATTTATATAAACAAAATATGTTCCCAAATGTTGAGGACGCTATACCATTTGAAAGAGATGATATAGAAAACAAAATGAACCCTCTTGTACGCATGTTAATACAACAATCACGTGGAGAAGGTAATTTTGGTAACAAGATAGTTGAAGAAGGTGAAGAACCAGGGTGGAATGAAATAACTATGGAACAAAGATTGAAAGAAGTTCTTATGGATTTAAACCCATTTATGCCAAACTTAGTTAAAACATTAGATAGTGAAAAGAATAGACAACAAAAATCAGATGAAGGTAAACAAAGTCAAGAAATTACAGATAAACAAATACTTATGGATTGGATAAATTATATAACAGGTAATAAGGGGAATTGGTACAGAAATTTAGACTTATAAAGGGGTGAGAAAGTGGAGTTTAATATGCAACTTATAAATGAAATAGTAAATAGCCCTAGTGCTTATTTATCACTGTTTATATTGTTATTAGGGTATGTATTATACTCTTCTCAAACAAGAGAAAAAGAGATGAGAGAACAATTAGATAAAACCGTACCTGTTCTTGAAAAAATATTAATACGTTTAGATGTAATCGAAGATAAATTAGAAAGGTAATGATGTGTATGGATAAAATTATAAAACACAAAAACGCATATATTGATGCCTTTAAAAAAGGGGTAACAGGGGTTGAGAACAATGCTCTTTACCCTAATGTTGACTCTACTTCTCCATATTATACAGAACTTAATGAAGAACAAGAAATTAGTTCGTTTGCATATGAAGTAGGGAAAACTTTAAAAGGTAATATTGGTGGTTCTGGTGGTGGAGATAATAGTGGTACAACTATACCAAATCATAACCACGATGATAGGTATGCAAAAATAGTTCACGACCACGATGGTAGATATTATACTAAAATTCAAATTGATGAGTGGAGAGATAGACTTATAAATGGTGATTTGTTATTCAACAAGATAAATTCAAATCATATACAAGCAGGTACTATCGTAGCAGGTAGTACAATAATAGCAAATGGTGCAATAGGTGATGCTCAAATCAATAAAGTAAGTGCAGATAAACTTGATGCAGGAGTTGTTGACACATCAAAAGTAACAATATCTGGTGCTAATGGTAATTTAAAACTTAGAGGTAATAGACTTCAAGTATTTGAAGGCATAGGGTCTAAACAATTTGAAAGAGTATCTTTGGGTGATGTGAATGATGACGGTACTGTATATGGTCTTAGAGTACGTGGTGCAGACGGTCAAACTATATTGTATGATGAGAATGGAGTATATCGTGAAGGTATAACTGACGGTTCTATAAACAATGATAAAATAGCAGGAGATGCTAATATAGACGGTGGTAAACTTAATATACACTCTGTTATAGATAATATAAATAAAGATGGTACAGGTACAATACACGGTACTAAAATAGATATAGACGGAGAGAGTGTAACATCTAAAATATTTAATATCGAACTTAACCAAGATGAACAATCTGAAACAATAGAAAGACAACAATCAGAAATAGACCAAAATAAAGAACAAATAAAACTTAAAGTAAGTAATCAAAAGTACATAGAGGATATGACATCTATGACAAGTAAACTAGAAAAAGCCGAGTCTGACATAGAGATTTTAAATGAAGGTATAAAACTTACTGCAAGTAAAACAGAAGTACAAAATCAAATCAACAATCTTAAAGATTTCGTATCAGGAGAATTAGGTGATATAAGTGTTGGTGGAACTAACTATTTAAACAACTCTGCACCTCGTAAAGCTATTGTTGGTGATTTAATAACGTGGGATAGAACATTAAACGGTACTCGTAGATTAACTTATTGGCAAGATTATAATGATAGTGTAGAAAACCCACAGATAGGTTATCATCCACACATAGATTTAGAAACCTTCCATTTCCCTTGTATAGCCCTTATAAACCGTAATGCGAAGTTTAGTATGGCTAATAGAGAGTTAAGCCTTAGACAGGAAATAAATAATGAAGAGAATATTATAATACCTAATGAACAATACGTAATATCTTTTGATGCGTATTCTGATACAAACTTATTTAGTTTCCGTGGAGGACTTTATCATAAAAACGTAGAAAGTAATAATTATGGCTATCATAGTGGAAGAATGGATATAACCATAGAAGAGGAATATGTAGGTATCTGGAAAAGGTATAGTTATTCGTTTACAACTCATAAAGGAATAGACACATCAAAACCTATTTATTTTGTTATCAATGGTCATAACAACCCAGAGGGTAGTGGTTATATAAAAAATATAAAGTTAGAAAAGGGTCATATCGTATCTCAATGGACTCCTTCACAGACTGACTCTAATGATAGTTTAAATGATGTTGTAAATGATATGAAAGAATATGTAAACAAATCTATATCTGAATACAATACAAGTATAGATGTTAAGTTTGATGGTATAACTCAAAGCGTATCTAAAATAGATAAAACTGTTAATGGTGTTAAAAATGATTTAAGTAACTTAGAGATAGGTGCTAGAAACTTAGTTAAAAACTCTGCATTTATTGACGGTAAAAATAATTGGATATTAGGTACTAATGTAATTATTGATACAACTAAAACCTTTAATGGGCATCCGTCTTGTAAAAGTTCACAAAAAGGACTTGCAAGTAGTGGTTACAGAGGGTGTGAAAACTATAACCTACCTAATAAAAACTGCTTATCTATGAAAAAAGGAGATGTTTATACTGTAAGTTGTTGGTATTATGTTGAAGATAGAAACACTTTTAATGGAGCACTTGCCCTAGAATGTAAAGGTAAGTTAGATAATAATACTTCTAACTCAACTATAATGCGTGTTAGTGTCGATAAAACTACTATGGTTGAAGGTCAATGGACTAAGATGTTTAAAACAATTACTGTTGATAAAGATTATAGTAATGTGTGTGTCAGAGCGTGGGTAGGTAGAGATGGTATTGCTTGGTTTACTGATTTTAAACTTGAAAAAGGTAATAAATCTACTGATTGGTCTCCTGCACCAGATGATATGAAAGATTATGTAGATGAAGCTATAACTAATCAAAGTGCAAGTATAGATATTAAATTTGATAGTATAACAAATAGAGTAGAGTCTACTGAACAAACTGTTGATGGTGTCAATCAAAAATATACAGAACTTAAACAAACTGTTGATAGCTTTAATTTTACAGGTTTAGTTAAGTTTGAAGATTTATCTAAACTTGGTGGCACTATTATAAATGGTGGTAATATAGACACAACTAATCTTCGTGTAAAAGGTGAGTTGATAAGTGGTCAGATAAATGGTGTAGGTGGTATAAAATTTGCTCAAGGTGCAATTATATCTTCTTATGACTCTCATGTTGGAGGATATAAAGGCATACAAATATCTGCTCCTAGCATCAAACTTGGTGATAAAGTAGACATACATAGTGCTATAATGTATGGTGATGTTATTGGTAAAAATAATACTAGCTCTGGTACTACAACTTGGACTATGAGTAGTACAGGTGCTTTGAGTTGTGCTAGTGCTAAATTAAGTGGAACTTTGAGTGTAAGTGGTGCTATTTATGGTATGAATAATCTTTCACTAGCAAGAGGTTCACTATATGTACCTATCTTTGAAACAAATATTACTTGTGATTATATAAGAGGTGGAAACTCTTCTATAGCATTTACAGATACAGGTCCAATACACTTTATATATAATGGATTGAGAAGTTCATTTATTGCAGGAGGAGTAATATTTTTACCGCATGGTGGGAATGTAAATTGCGACCACTTTAGATTGGGAGCAGGAATTATGGCATCTCCTTCTAGTGGTAGTTTTCACTTTTTAACTGCCAATGGAACTACTTCACCACTATATGCAGGAATATTATATTCGGCAACTAGAATGTCTTTAAATGAACCTATGGTTATATCAAACAATTCTGTTTTTGATAAGATAAATAGTATAGATGTAATAGAAACTAAAGATGGATTAAGGTTATATAACCCTATACCAACCACAAAAGCCATAGACAAATCAACCGAAGTTGTAAAGACTGAATATGATGAGGATAAAAACGAAATAAATACGAGTGTAGATTATACATCTGCAATTTCTACACTATGGAAAGCAGTACAAGAATTAAAGCAAGAAAATGAAGAACTTAAAAAACTTATAAAAGGAGAGATTTAATATGAAAATAGGAATAGATATGGGTCATACATTAAGTGGAGAAGGAACGGGTTCTCAAGGTTGTGGTTACAAAGAACAAAACTTAACTAGAGAACTTGGTAAAATAGTAATAGAAATGCTTAAAAAAGAAGGTCATACTGTTTATGATTGTACAGTAGACAAATCAAGTAACAATGCTCAACAACTTATAGATAGAGTTAATAAAGCTAATAAACAACCACTAGATTTATTCGTGTCAATACACTTTAACGCTTGTGTTAATGATGTGAAGGGTGATGGTCGTACAACAGGTACAGAAGTACTTTTACACTCTATGTCAAGTAAAGCGAAACCTTACGCAGAAAGAATAGTAAAGAAAATCGCAAATGTAGGTCTTAAAAATAGAGGAGTTAAAACACATAACGCATATGTACTTAAACATACTAAAGCACCTGCATTATTAATAGAGACTTGCTTTATAGATGATAGAGATGATATGAATGTATACTTAAAAAGCCCTAGAAAGGTCGCTAAAGCGATTGTAGAAGGTATATTAGATAAAACTATAACTGACGTTGTTGAAACGCCTAAGAATGGCTTCTATCGTGTTTTAGTGGGTAGTTATAAGGATAAGAATAACGCTATTAAGAGACAAGAAGAACTCAAATCAAAAGGTATAGAAGCATCGTTAATATACTTCCAAGAATAAGACAAAAAAAAGACGAGTAGTTGGGTACTCGTCTTTTTGTTCTGAACTTATATATAGTTTTAATGTTTTAATGTGTTGATATTATTTGAAAAATTACGTTGGTGTCTTGGTAGTTTATACACGTACCGAGGTGTTTGTCTACTCGTTCACGATTTACGCTATTTGAGTTACACCAACATTTTAAATACTACATAATAAAAATTTTACAAAATAGTTTTTAATGATAATAGTTTTTAATGATAATAAAATGTTATTTTTAAAAATTTATATTTGGTCTTACGACCATTGGCAAGAGTGGCAAGAATTGAACTCACATCTACGGTTTTGGAGACCGTTGTGTTACCATTACACCACACTCCTATATAAAAGAGGTAAAAACCTCTGTTGACGTGGAATATAATTTCAAAGTGCGTTGTTTCGACCCAACGCACTTAGCTGAAAGGAGGTAAATGTTTGAATTTTGTCTTTAAATCAGTTAGAAGTGAATAGATCCATTTAACATTACAGAAACAATAGTTTTACTTTAAAAAAATATAATCGCTAATAAGGAGGTGCAACAACATACGATTAAATGTTATTACAGTATTAATTATATACGTTCTTTTCTCCTATGTCAATATTTTCCAAGTAAAAAGTGCACAAAAAACTCTGTTTTTTATCAAATCAACAGAGAATTATTTATTTCTTCTATAATAATGTATTAAACACATATTTAGGGAGTTTGCTACACTTATTATATCGCACGATATAGAGTGTACTTCTTCGTTTGTATAATCATCTTTATTACGTTCTTTTAACTCCTTTACTAACAAATCAATATCATTAACTAAATCCTCATATCTCGTAAAACTAAACCTGTTCATTACTTTTCTCCTTTTTATTTTTAAATCTTTGATTTGAAAATGACCCAGTGTCAACGCTCTGTGCGTATATACGCATAGTTATACTTAAAACCTTTCTAAACAACTTCGTTGTTGTAAACTCGATAAACTCGTTTACAGGGAAGGAAGTATTGAGTTAAGTTTGTTACACGTTATTAACACGTTTCTTAACCCCCTACCCCCAAATACATTATAGCATAGGTTTTTTGTCCACATATGTTATCCACAGAGTTATCCACAGATATTAACAACTTATCCACAGGTTTTGGATAACATAAAAAAGTGCTACACACGTTGCAATTACTTGTGTGTAGCTTTGTCGAAAAAAACTTATCCACAGATTTACTAAAAAGACTTGACAAGTTTTTGTCCACATACCTTTTCTGGGTATAATTTTACCTCTATTCTCGGTAGTTCTTTGTCTAAACTTACGTGCATATCACGTACTAAAACCCACCTATCTTCTTTGAACGCTACGTGTTCTAGTGCGTCCATAACTATTTTGTGCATATTGTGGCAATCCCTTCTACGTTTATCTGGGAAGTAATACGTTAATTCACATACTAACCACACACCTTCTTCTTCTAATTTGTAATTTTGTGATTTGACTGCATTATCTACAATCATCATCACCTTTTGCATATAATCTTGACCTTTTTTCGTCATAAACCTTCTACCACGTTTAAACATATAAAGATGGTTTACACTCACCCCAAGAGGTATCACTACGTTTAATTCTTGATTTGGGTATTTAGGTTTTAATCTTATTAAGTCGTCCATACTCATTTCATCCCCCATTTATTTGTAATATCTACAGAATTTTGCTTTTAATCTTGGAAAATATATTTTTTTTAATACATTTATTACTTCACAACTTATATATTCATATGTATGTGCAAATTTACAATTTTTACAACTTCTATGTTTTTTTCTACGTTTTTTATAATCTTCTTTAGCTTCTTCTAATGTCCATTCTTTTTTCTTCATCTTTCCCCTATATAATAACCCTTAGACGCTCTAGGAGCAATTCTAAGGGCTTTTAATTTATTATTTGATTAATTATTCAAGCAACACCTTAATGATGCTAGGAACTCCTTGTACATCTTGGTACACGAGCTATTTTATATTTTTAATACTTATTATCTTGTCTTTTGTGATTTTCTTTATTTTTGTCTTTATAGCACTTGTATAAATCTTCTATATCGTATCCACACTTATTAACTACTACTCCTAATACCAATAATATTTGGTTTAAATCTTCCCAATCTTTCTCGATAAACATATCGCTTATCATACAATCTAGCATACCGATTAAATCATTCATATCATATTCATCTGTATTATAATCGCCTGGTTGCTTTTCTTCTACTAATTCAACTCTATTATCTATTGCTATACTTAGTATAAAGTGTAGTACATCACATGCTTCTTCTAGTTGATTAGTTTTATTTTTGTTTTTCTTCCAATATTTAAAACTTTCTATCTCGTTTGCTAATTCAAATAACTCTGTTTTTAAAGCTAAGAATTTCTCTATATTTAGGTTAGCGTCCGCAGGTATATCATTTTCTTTTTTTACTCTTGTGTCTAATTTTCTTTGTAAGCGTCTCATTTCGTTTAATTCTTCTTGTGTAAAAACTGTTCTCATATTATTCCTCCAATATTATAATCTACATATCGCAAATATCTTGCTCGTACTCTTTAATTATAACATTTTTTCTATTTTCTGCCAATGCTTTAAGCCCTAATTCACACGTTTGTATTATAGCACTTATACCTGCACAAGTTATACTGTCCTCGTTATGTCCGTGTACTTCTATATTCATATAACCGTCGCCTTTAGTTATGTTTATTTTAGTTATACCTTCTAGTTTTCTCAATTTTATATCACTCCTTTTTCTTCCACTTATTATACTTGATACGTGTCCTTGTGTTATTCCGTATTTTTTCGCTATATCTATTTGTTTTTCTCCATTAAGATATGCACTCTTTATCTTTTCTATTTCGTGATTTGTTAATTTAAACTCCATTTTATTACCCCCACATTTTCGCCATTAAAGTGTTGTACATAAGTGATAAAACTGTCATTACTCCTGTATGACCCGTTCCAGATGCTACTAACACATCAAGCTCTTCTAAATCTTCAATTTTTACATCTCCACAAAGTTTACCTTCGTACATATTCATAGAACAATCTATTATTATTTGTCCGTCTTTAAAATAACTCTTATCGAAGAATTTAGCTTTACCTATACCTGTTATAACTATATCTGCGTTTTGCATCTTCTCTTTTAAGTTTTTAGTTTTTGAATGACACATTGTAACAGTTGCATTTTCATCTGTAAGCATTATTTGAAGCGGTTTACCTATTAAATTACTTCTGTTTACTATTACTATATCTTTTCCTTCTAATTCTGTGATGTGAATTAACATATTTAAAACACCAAGAGCAGTACAAGGGTACATTATTTTACCGTTTTGAGTAGTTAATCTACCTATTTGTTTAGTACCTAGACCGTCTACGTCTTTCTCCACATCAATAGTATCAAGAGTTTTACGCTCGTCTAAGTGTTTTGGAAGTGGCAATTGAACTATTATACCATTTGTATCACAATCTGTGTTGTAATACTCTATAATCATTTCTAAATCTCTTTGTGGTATATCGTTTTTTAATAACGTATGTTCAACTTCTATACCTAACTCTTTACCTAATTTAATTTTGTTTTTAACATAAGAATCTGATGCTTTATCTCCTTCAACTTGTAATATAACTAATTTAGGAGCAATGCCTTTTGTCATTGAAGCCTTAAACGCATCCTTTATTTCTTGTGCTATTTCTTTTGTATTTATTATATTCATATTTTCCCCCTAAGTTATTTATCCATTTATTTGTCTTTCTCTGTACATTACCATTGCATAATACATTTTATTTTCTGCTTCAAATTTTATATCTATAATTTCTATTTTATTATCATTTATAAAATTATTTACTTTACTTTCTAACCAAAATGTATCTCCATTTTTTAATATTTTTACTTTTACCATCCGTATTTCTGCCTTTCCTCATTAATATTTATCCAATTTTGCACATCATTACCATTGCATAATCCTTTTGATTTGAAATCACACATTTTACACTTAAAATAATCTGGTTTAGCAGGTATTGAAAACTTACCTTGCTTGATTTGTGCAAATAGTTTTTGAACTATTTTTATTTGCTCATTTATGTCTTGTATATATTCTTTTTTACCTACTTTACAAACAAACTTATTACCGTCTATTGACTCAAATACACGCTCTTTGTACTTACCACTTTTATCAACATCACCTACGTAAACCAACCTAAAGCTCTTAGGCGTTTTTCCATATTTACTTTCTACTGCTTTTAAGTATAGAGCAGGTTGTAGGTCTGTTGTTAGCTTCTTACCACTCATTACTTTACCTGTTTTCCAATCGACTATATGAAGGTCTCCATTTTCATCTTCCTCAAGTCTATCATAAGCTATTGTAACTTGTGGTATATCTTTACCTATTGAGAAGTTTATGCGTTCCTCATATTGTATAGCTTTGTTAGTAAGTGTTGGTAGTAGGTTTATAAACGAGTTATTACACGTTCTAGCCCTTTCCCACACTCTTTGCATATCTTCTTCTGGATAATCTTCTTCGATGTGAGACATAATCCAATCTAATTGACTTTCCATTTCTTCTATACTCACATCACCACGTTGTATATGTTCATATAAATCGTGTAAATCACTACCTAATCTAGCAAGTACATTTTGTTTAGGTTCATTACCGTCTATAACGTGTAGTTTAAAATAGTACGGACAAGATTTATAATCTTCTATTGATGAACGTCTTATCACATCTGGTATCTTTATCTTTTGTTTGTCTGCACATTTATCGCATTTAAACTTGTTTTTTGTGGAGCAATCCTCACATATCTCGACCCCACACTTAACGCATAGGGTCTTGTTTTCCCAAGTTAGTTCTGTTTTACATATTTTGCAATAACTCATCGAATTCCCTCTCTATCTTTACATTGTATCTATGTTTATTAGCACAATCTGTACTACAATATCTGTTTTTTCTACTAGAATACACTTTATATGTCTCACCACAATACTCGCATATTCTTTCTTCGTATTTATGTTTTGTTCTATACTTTGTATAGCATTTTTTAGAGCAAAATCTTTTAACTCCTTCTTTAATCAAATATGGTTTTATTTCAAATTCATCTCCACAAGTTGGGCAGTTTATTTTTACATCTTTTACTCTTCTACTTTTTCCCCAACATTCTCTGGAGCAGAATTTCTCTACTCCTTGTTTTGGTTTAAATTCTTCTCCACAATATTTACATTTACTCATTTTCAATCTCCCATTATCTTATTAATTCTTAAAAACTACCTAATACCAAAATACCTAATATATATGACATTATACATACCATAACTGCTAGAATTGTCATTTCAATACCTATTTTATCTACAATAAATAAGCAACCAACTCCTATTGCTAGTATAATTATCATTGTTATTAATCCAACTATAAATGTTATCATATTTTCATTAACTCCAAATCATTTACTATTAAGTCATTACCACTTCTTTTACCTTTGACAAGTAATATGTTTCCTTCTTTTGCTTTATCTTTTATATCTTGGCACTCCCAAGTGTTTGCAAATATTAAACATTTTAAAGCTCCGTGTTGATTTGAACCTGTCATAAAGCACATCATCTTACCATTTTTCTGCATATGCTCACGTATTTCTGTAACCTCTACAACTTGTATAGCAACCATATCATCTGTATAATCAACTATACTTCTTACGTTATAGTTTTCAAGTGGATGTTTTGATAAGTACATTCCATACACATCACGTTCCCATTGCATCTTTATTTTCTCATCATAAGGTAAGTGTTCACACTCTACTCCATTTTTAACATCTGTTTTCTTACGATTTCTCATATTGTAGACCCACATAAAATGCTCTCTATTTTCATTTTCAAAATCAAATATACCTGCTTTTATCATAGCCATTACAACATTTTTCTTTATGTACTTCTTAATACCTCTATCTAACATATCTTCAAATGATGATATAGGTACAAGTTCTTTTTGTATATATTTAACTACATCTTCTCCTATACCTTTTAGATAGTTTATAGGTATTCTAATACCTTCTTTAGTCCCTTCAAATCTATAACTACCTTTATTTATGTCTGGTGGTAGTATTTTTATGTTTTTCTTTTTACACTCTGCAATTAAAGACTCTACTTTGGATTGGTCTCCTATCTCAGAGTTTAGAAGTGATGCGTACCAATATACAGGATAATGACACTTTAACCACGCAGTTTTGTACGATAATACTCCATAACTTGTACTGTGTGATTTGTTAAATGAATACCCTCCACTAACGGCATCCTCTATTTCTTGCCATATTTTCTCAATGAAATCTCTATCGTATCCACGAGAAACACTATCATGAATAAACTTATTACGTATATCTGTATCATCTTTTATCCTCTTATTTTTTCTTATATTGTTATCTGCAAAAGCTATATCCCACCCTGCAAACGTCTTGCAATCGAGTAAGAATTGTTCTTGATATGTCACAAGACCAACAGTATCTTTCATATACCATTCTCTGTCTTTATGTATTTCAAACTTCTTACCATTACGTCTTGCAACGTATTCATTAAAGTCTCCAACTCCAGGTCTTATTAACGCATTTATCGCTATTAAATCTGCAAATGTATGTGGTTTTTGTTCCATTATCATAGCACCTTGATTTGCTAATTGGAATATTCCACTCACATCACCACTACTTATCATATCGTAAACTTCATTATCTTCAAAATCAATCTCATCTAAATCTATGTCAATGCCTTCGTTTTCTTTTATCATATCAAGAGCATACCTAACAGTAGTTAAGTTTTCAAGACCAAGCACGTCCATTTTGTAAAAACCACACGCTTCTATTTCTTTCTTATCAAATTGAACAACAGGTATAGTTCTGTTTCCTGCGTGGTCATTTTCATACGCACAAGGAGTAAGTGATGTTAAGTTATTATATACAACAAACCCTCCTGCGTGTTTAGACTCGTGAGATATAACTCCTTCTAATCTTCTTATACAAGAAGCTATAAACTCGTTATCATCCATAAGCTTTTTAAATTGATTTGACTCATTGTATGCTTGTTCAACAGTTACATCAAGTCTTTTAGGTATAGAACCACTTATTATTGCTATGTCTTTTTGACTAAAATCAAAAGCACTTAACACTTTTCTTACAACGTTTTTACAAGATAATGTACCATAAGCCCTTATACGTGCTACATTATCCATACCGTGTAAATCTTGTAAATGTTTAAATACGTGTTCTTGGTCTGAAAAGTCAACATCTAGGTCTGGTACTCTTCCGTGTGCCAAGAAACGTTCAAATAGTAAGTTATGTGGAACAGGGTCAACATTAGTTATATCCATACAATAAACAACTTTACTTCCTGCACCAGAACCTCTACCGTCTCCAACTAATACACCATTCTTTCTCGCATCAACGATATAATCAGCAACATTTATAAAGTAACCAGAGTAACCTGTCTCACTTATAACTTGAAGTTCGTTTAATATATCTCTTCTGATTTGAGCACGATTAGGATAATCTTTAGGATATTTCTTTTCAAACCCTTCCCAAGTTTTCTCTGCTAAGTAATCATCTTCACTCATACCATTTAACTTAGGATAATGTGGTAAGAAATTACCTTTTATAACACTTGCATTACATTTGTTTGCTATCTCGGCAGTATTTAAAATAGACTCCATTATATATACTTTCTCATTAGCAGAATAACCTACAAATGTTTCTATCATCTCTTCTGTTGATTTGCACCAATAATCGTTAGTTGGGAATTTAAATCTTTTCTCACTATTCATCTTTTGACCAACTTGTAGAGCAAGTAATACTTCGTGTATTTTAGCATCCTCTTTAAGTACATAATGTATATCATTAGTTGCTATTAACTTTATATCTAACTCTTTTGCTATTTTCATTACTTCCCTGTTCATAATCCATTGGTCTTGTATATCATTTGGTTGTATCTCTAAATAAAAATCATCACCAAACGTACCCTTGTACTTCTGAGCTTCTAGTTTCGCTTCTGAGGGGTTATCAAGCGTTAATTGACCAATTACACCACCTATACACGCAGAGCTTATTACAAGTCCTTCTTTTAATTCTGATAGCATTTTAAAATTAACGTGAGGTTTACGATAGAAGTTTTCTTTAAACGCTCTAGCTTGTAACCTATATAAGTTTTGAAGTCCTATTTGGTCTTTAGCAAATACTATGATGTGATAACCTTGATCTTCTTTACACGCAGTATCGCCTTTACTCATATAAAACTCACATCCAAGAATAGGTTTTATACCTTCTTCTTTACATATTTTTTCAAACTCGTAATGTCCACCCATACTTCCGTGGTCTGTAATCGCTATGAACTCTTGTCCAAGTTCTTTAGCACGTTTTACTAACTCTTTTACTTTACTCATACCGTCAAGTGTTGAGTATTCTGTGTGCGTATGGAGATGACCAAAACCTCTCACTATTTTATTCTCCATAAATTTCCTCCTCCTTATATTCACATTGATTGCACGTTACTTCTTGTTTATAACATCCATATCCGCACATATCAAAATAATCACACTCGGCACAACATTCTCCACATTCATTTTTCCATAACTTGATTGGAAATCTTTTATATATCTTCTTATACATATTGTTACTTCATTAAATTTATTATCGTTATACATATTGTTCCTACACAAACAACGATTGCTTCACATATGTTCATAATATCACCCCTAATCTACATATAAACTTCCATCTGCATTATATCTAGGACATAATCCAACACCATTAGCATGACTATATTTTATGTAGTGTACTCCAGTTTTTTCATCTTTGTATACATTAAAATATCCATCTTTACCAACTCTTGAAAAAATTAAAACATCTTCTGCATTTATATTATTATTAACTCCACATCCTGCTAAAAATGATGTTGCTATTATTAATCCTGTTGATATTATTTTTTTCATAATACTCCTCCTAATAAAAAGAAGTAGATTACTCTACTTCTTCTACTTCTTGATTATTTTGTATATTTATATTTGTTGCGAAATTTCCGTTACCGTCTGTTATTATTGATGGGAAACCACCCCATATTATGTCTAGTAAGGCTTGTTCAAGATTTATGGCTTCTTGTCCTGTGGCTATTTTTCTTGACCCTCCGTCAACTTCTTTAACCCATAGTTCTGTTGTGTTATCTTCTTTTTTTATTCTGTTGAAACCACATATTAGTAAGTTACGTTCTTTTGATAAAAACCATATTGTATTCATAAAATTCCTCCAAGTATGTTTTGTTGATTATATTATACTATTATTTGGTATTTTTTTCAAGTCTTTGTATCTCTCTATCTATATACCAATGAGCTTTTTTCAAATCTTCTAACTCATTATTCTTGTAAGGTGCTCTTGCTATGTATTTTATTGCATTACCTAATGAAAAACCTAAATTCCAAGACTCTATAAAATCTATAACTTCTATCCCACCTATATTATAGTGATTTGGATGATTAACTGTTTCTTTGCTTGTTAAAAACGCAGGTTCTATGTTTATTGATAACGCAGGGTAGTAATTACCACACGTGTCTGTGCTTTCTGTTTTCATATCAACAAACTCGCTATCACGGTTTGTGCAATAATTATTTTTGTACCAATCGCACGTATTACATATAAAACAACTCATTATAATATCTTCTCCCTCTGTTCATATAATCGTTTTAATTCTTGTATTTCGCAACTTCCTGGGTCTACACCGTCTGGCATTTTTATAACCCATTGATTTGCTTTATAACGCATCATATCTATTGCTTTTTTCGTTGCATTAAGACCTGCTTCATCTCCGTCATAACTCCATATAACGTCTTTTCCACTTCTTAATAATATTCTGTATTGCTCTTCTGTTAAATGTGCTCCAAATGTACATACTGCATTTTCATAACCTGCCTCAAACCAACGCCACACATCAAACATACCTTCACACACTATTACCTCTCCATAACCCTTACAAGAGTCTATATTGTATAATATCTGTCCTGTTTCCATTGTGTGTGGTGCGTGAAACCATTTAGGGTTATCTTTTGCACGTATTTTACGAAGTGAAACACCAATTCTTACATCATCTATAGTTATAGGTATGACAAGTCTTTCGTAGAGTGTGAATATCCCCCCACTTTTCTTCTCAACCTCGATTTCTTTTGCATATCTCAAATCAAAATGTCTTAAAGTTTCTTCATTAAAGTTTCTGAAACTCTTAACAGAACTCATTTCGGCTTTAGGTGTGTATTCCTCTATAACTTTCTTTATTCTTCTCTTTGATTTGATGTACTTCATAAATCTTTCAACTTCTTTTAAATAGTCATTTTTGCGTTCTGCTATGATGAGGTTATCTATGTCTATTTCAAGTATTTGAGCCACTATCTTTACTGCTTGTGGAAAAGGCACATCTTCCACTTTTTCTACAAATGTAAAAACATCACCAACTCCACATTCAGAATTGGTATGACAAGCCCAAAGAAATTCCTCATTAACAACGAACGCAGTAGGATTATCTCCTTTATGTATAGGACAAGCAGAACGTATAAACTCTCCATAATACTGAAAATCAACTCCATAGTGATTGAGTATACGCTCTACGTTCATATTTTCTTTTATAACACCTACTGCATCCATATTAACCCCTCCTATTTTAATTCATTTTCTAATTCTTCCATCGCTAGTAACAAAGCATCTTCAAGTGTCTTACAATTATCTAACTTCTTTCTAAATTCATCTACTTTCTTTTTATCTCCTTCTGATAAATGTTCATATAATTCATCTTTTGTCTTATCAAATAACTTATCTATTCTTTCATCTCTTTCCATTTCTTCGTCTATTCTTCTTCTTACTGCTTTACTTATTATTTTTGATATCTCTACAGATAATCTTCCTATCTCTTCTCTTTCCTCTTTAGTTAAATCTTTATTTATCTGTTCTTGTATAGCCATTCCAAAGTTTAAATCTATTTCGTTTCCTTTTATTTCCATTTCCATTTTTATCTTTACTATATCATTCATCATCTTTATTTTCTCCTTTTCATTTTTATTTTATACTTCTCTTATTGTAACAATTTGGTTGTCAAACTGCAAGTTTATTGGAGCAACATCACTTTCTCCATTACGTTGATATGCTATTTTTAACTGTCTGTTACCAAGTAATACACTATCTCTTGCAATCTGTTCGTCTGTCTTAGCATATAAGAACATTAATTTAGTAGCAAGTTGTAATATTCTATCTGAACCTGCTACGTTACTAGCACCCTTCTCAATACCTTTCTCATCATTTCTATTCTCTTGAACTGCCGAGTAAACAGGTATTTTTAAAAGTCCTGCAATATCTTTTAGTGTTGATGTGAAAAAACCTAATGCTTGGTACTCTTTTATTTGTTGTAGAGAACCACCTTGACTTGCTGGTACTTTTATATAATCAAAAAATAACGCTTGTATGTTATATTTAGATTTATATTGTTTAGCAAGAGCAACAACTTTTTCTGCACTAAAGTTAGGCATATATACGTGATAGTATGGTGCGTCCTTGATTTGTTTAACTGCGTCCTTAATTTTCGCTATTTTTTCTTGGCTCGTCCCATATTCCGTATCAACTGCAAATAGTCCTGTTACTATCTCGTGAACAGGTATGCCTGTTATCATTGAAGTAATTCTATCTTCTTGTTCTTCACTTGTCATTTCTGTATCTATATAAAGTACAGGTAAATCATCTCTTATTGCAAAATTCTTTGCCCAAGTTGAAAGAACTACTGATTTACCCATTTTTGCTCTAGCACAAACTATAATCAAATCTCCTGCTTGACCACCATTTGTAACTCTATCAAAAACAGTCCAACCTACTTGAAGTCCTGCAACAAGTGTAGGTCTTTTTGCACGTTCTTCCAATCTTTTTTCCAAATCAGTACCCATTTTATATACTGATGTTTCGTTTATAGCACTGTTTGCTATTTCAGTTATCTTACTTTCTATCTTTCCAACTAACTCACCAGGATTTAGTTTTTCACTTTCATCAGATAACATAAAGTTTTTCGCATTTTCACATACGTCATATAACTCTTTTCTTGCGTATGTTTGTTTTATTTTATCGCAGAATATTTTTAAGTTACTTCTATCTATACTCATCATAGATATATCTTCCAAGTAACCTAACCCACCAAAATTCTCAATATCTTCCTTCGCTTTCTTATCTGTTATAACTTCCATTATAGCGAGAGCCGAAGGTTTCATCCCCTTAGAATACAAATACATCATAGCCGTAAATATATGTCTGTGAGCAGGTATAGTGAAGTGTTGAGAGAACACCTCGTTATTCTCTACCTCCACTAATAAATCTGCATCATTTAAACAAAGGCTAAGCAATGAACGTTCACTTGTAGGGTTGTTGATTATGTGTACCATTTAATCACCCCTTAACTTTTAGTCAAATATACTTGTGTCTACTTTTACCTCTCTAGGTTTCATTTTATCTCTGTTACTTACTTGTGATAATCCATAATCAGAGAATTTATTTTTATCTATCGCTTGTGTTGTTTGTATCTTTTTGTTTTTAGCCTTTAATAAAGCTAATACTTTATTTATTTCATATACTATAAAACCAAACGAATATATACCTTTTTCTGGTGGATTAGCCACACAGTATTCTATTGTGTCTTTTATCTCATCATAAGTGTAACCTACATTTAACAAGTTTTTAGCATTTTTAATTGCAATCATTATATCTTTATTCGTGAATTTTAGTCCAGTTTTATCATAAAATAAAAGGACAAGCTCTTTTGCACTTGTCCCTATTTTTTTACTATCTTGGCTCATCTATTATAAACCTATCTCTTCATCTTCTTCTGATGATTTGTTAGAGAATACTTCTTCTGGACTCTTACCACTCATTAATCCTAAAACTTGTTCTTTTGTAGGTTTTTTGAATATTTCATCAAATGGTTTTAACTCATTACATAATTCTTTTTGCTCATCAGATAATTCAGATGGAGCACAAGGTAATAATGTGTAAGTTACATCTGTTGAACCTGCATTTTGAGTTTTAACTTTTATATTATAACCTCTTATATCACCTATCTCTTCATGTAGAGCGTGTAATTGAGTAAAGAATGTTTTACCTTGCTCTAATATTTCAACGTTACCTGTTGATAAGTTTAATACGTGCATAGCAAATCTTCTATTACTTGAATATTGAGGTTTTATTCCTGCTTGTTTTGATGCTTTTATAGCACTACATATTGGACAATCTGCACCTATACAAGATACATTTCTCTTAGCTTGTGCTATCCAATGTGCCCAACGAACAAACGGTTCATCATCTAAAAATCTTAATTCTGTAACTCCGTTTGTTAATTTAGTAAATTCAGTCTTTCCTGTGTTTGATTGAGGGTCTCTTAATACTTCATCCCACCCTCCGAACATTTGTAAATTCATAGCATTGTTTAATTCTTTCATCACGTTTTCTCCTTTAATAGTAAATTTATAAAATTATTTATATCAAGTCCTGACACTTCTCTGTTTCTAACAGTATTTAACACGTTGGACTTAATTAACTCATTGTTTGGGTTGGCAAAATAGGTAATTATATCCAACCCTTCTCCTTCATTATACTTCATTTTTAAAAACTCTTCAACACTTTTAAAATGTATTGGTACTGCTTTACTTTTAGTTCTATGGAATAAATCTAGTTTGTGATTTGTACCTATAAACCCTTTAGAGCAAGTCATAGACGCATCAAGCACCCTTAAAAAATGTTCTGAATTATGAAGTATATACAAAGCACCATATACTCTGTTGTATTTGTTTGTCTTTTTTAATTCATTTTCTTTTACTGCATAATATTTTCCTTTAATATCATACATTATCGCACCTTCTATGTACCCAAAGCATATAAATTCAAGTGGTAGTTTGAGCTTCTTTTGGTATTCCTCATCAAGAAGCTCGTTATATAAAAAGACTACTCTTCGCACTCTATAACTTCATCATCTTCGTGTTTATCATACTTAGATTGAATACGCTCTAAACTATCTAAACCTTGTTTTATATCACGAAGTTCTTGTTTTTTATTTTTTAATTCAGTTTCCATTTCCTCTATTTGGTCTGCTAATTTTTCAAACATATCTGTTAATGATTTTATTTGACTTTTAAACATTTGCAACACTCTCCTTTGACATATTCTTATCTATTTTTTCTATTAAACCCTCTATTAACTCTTCTATTTTACATATTGTTTCTGCTAACTCTATTTCTGAATTAGTATCTTCAATCATTTCCTTGAATATTTTAGTACAAACACTTTCTACATTCATTACTTGTTCTTCCATATTAAATTTTAATTCAACCTTTAATAAACTTGCTTCTTTTATCATATTACTCATTCTCCTTTAATTTTGATTTGATTTCTACTAATTCAAGCAGTTTTTCGTGTGGTAATCTAACCAATACTCCTACTTGTTTTAACCAACTGTTTACTGTGTGATAGTGTATGTTTAATTCATCTGCTATCTCACGTATTGATTTACCTTCTTCAATATATAATGTGTGTAGGAGCTTCTCTATTGAAACTCCTTTGATAGCTTCTATATACTTCATAGAAACTGTTTTATTACTTATTTCTTTCAACTACTCACCCCATTTTTGTGTCATTACGATTTCATTACTAAAATCTAGTATAGTTTCATTATATACTATCTCTCCATTGATGTGGTTAAGTAATTTCCATATAGCGTGTGATGTGATTGCTAACGCACTTGGTAAAACTGTTTGAGAAACTCCACAAGCACTTACCTCTGCTTCATCATCACTATAAAATGTTTGTTCATACATCTTAGTTTGTTCTCTATCTTTCGGATCGACTACATATATCCTACCTCCACGTAAATCCATACGTGTTTCTATTAACAAATCAATAGAAGGGTTATTCTTTATAGCTCTATTATATATATCTTTTCTTGATTTCATAGTGTCTGTAAGCATAAACACTATACCTTGAAGTGGAACAGAACCGTCTACCTTCTCATTTCTTGCATTTACAGTAAAACCTGTGAATAACTTTATTATATTACGTATTGATAGAGCTTTATTTCTATCTATATCTCTAACTCCAAACATCTGATTTGGTAAGTTGTGCATACCAACTTCATCAAAATCATATATATGTAAGTTACTTAAACCCATTTTTGCAAGTGAAAAAGCGACCCAACTACCTGTCGCTCCTGCACCTATTATATTTATTTTAGTATTAAACTCCTCTGGGTTTAATATGTTTACTTGTCTTGAATAATCATTTTGTATCATCGTAACTCCTCCTTATTTTTATTTAATAAAACGTATCTTAAAATACATTAATATCATAAATAAATTTATCAATAATTGACTTTTGTGTACAGTATTACTCTTAAATAAAAACAAAGTAAATAAGATATATAATATCGCAAATATATCTATTGGTTCTATTTTATTATTTTTTACTATTTTCATAACTTCCTCCTAATTTCTATTTAAAATACTTATTAATTCTTCTTTTTGTTTTAAACTTAAATTATAAACCTTTTCTATTTCTTCCTCCCACTTTTTAGGAGCACTCCTCTTTCCTGTTTCTACCATTGATAAAAAAGATGGAGTTACATTTAATTTTATAGCCATATCTTTAAGTAGTTCTCCGTTATCTATTCTCAACTTTCTTAAGAATTTTCCAAATTCAGTAAGTTTCACACTATCACTTCCTTTAAAATTTTGAATTTAATCCATATTCTTGTGCTTATCTAATAATAAAGCCATGTGTTTTATTTGAATTGGGTTTTTAAAATCTTTAGCATACAAATTTCTATACTCACCATTATATTTATTTACAACCATAATAAAGCTATCTGACTCCATTCTAAGCATCCAATCTCCCCATTTACCTATTTTCATAACTTCCTCCTATGCTCCCGACATTAATGTCGGTACCAAACCATCTTAAAGACTTTATTTTAAGGGAAATGTCTTTATATTTCTCCCATCACAGTTTTGACCCAAATAGCTTTTTGAATATATTCTTCATCTATTTCAAATTTAATTCTTGACTTCTTTTGACTATCAATAATTTCATAAATAACACCAGCTACTTGTTCTACTGATAACTGTGTAGCTGGTGCTATATTTTTAGCAAGTTCTAATATTTCTTTCTCCATAATATCCTCCTGTATATTTATCTAAAAGTTTTATTTTATTTAGAATTTAACTTTTTAAACCTGATATAATACCACGGATAAAACTTAATCCAATATATGCATTTTTTAAATCTATGATTAGGAACTATTTCCCACCAATTCCACCAATGATTTGCTTCATTTATACCTATAAAATCGCCCTCTGCTTTTAATACCACTCTAACCTTAGATATATTAAACGGATAAGGCTTACTTTTAAAAATTATCTTATTATATGTTACTGTTTCATATTTTTTGAAATTATATCTAAATTTATAATCATATAAATCAACCATTAAAAACCTCCCATTTCCTTTAAAATTTTGATATTTTTATTCAATAATTTCTGATATTTGATTATATATATCAATTAATAATTCATCAATTTCTTCTCTTTTATTGTTTAATTCTCCCAAAAATCCATTATATTCTTCCATTGAAAAATACAATAAGAATTGTTTTAATAACTTTGATTCTTCATCTGTTAGAATTATCCTAACCATAATTTCCTCCTATTGTATGTAACCTAAATAACTTAAATATTGATTTTCATTATCTTTACAATAACTTTCTATTAATATTTCAAGGTCTATCTCTTCATCTTGTGTTAAAAACACTCCTAAATAATCTGTAACGCTAGAACCGTGCTCTATATAATACATACATTCAAATATCTCTTCTGGCTCTAGCTCATCAAATATCTTAAACACGCTATTTTCCTCTTCTTTTACGCTTGTTTTTTCGTTTTTTTTTGAGAAATTACCATATCCACTATAATCTGTGTAATCACTCCACCAACTATTACAAGTAGTTACGTTGTTTTTATTAACGTTGTAAGTCTTTTTAGTTACTTTATTACCTATTTCTGATTTGATAGAGTTTATTAACTCCTCACTTGGGTCTATTCTTGTACAAATCATCTCTTCTATCTCTGCAATTTTTCTATATAAAGACTCTATTATTTCTGTATCTCCACCATAATTTATTTCATATGGTAGTTTCTCATATATAACACCTGTTGTAAAGTCGTATAAATCTATTCTAAAATCACCACTTTTGTTTGCTATTATACGTATAAAGAAATCTTCTGCATTTTCTGCAAACACTTCGATTTGCTTATCATCTTGACCAGAAGGTGTAGTAGGCATATTAACGTGAGAATGACCCCACACCTTCATATTATTCCATATCTCTACACCATTTTCTTCGTATAACAAGTCCATAGCAAATTCATTAAGTCCTTCTGTTGTTATTTCTGTTGTAGTAGCGTGTACTTCTTGTCTAAATAAAAACACATCATCTATATAAAATACATTACCTACTCTTCTTGAAGTACCCAACCAACCTATTTCTAGGTCTGATTGGCGTACATACTCCTTCATCTTGTTCATAGCGTTTAAATTTATACTTATCTTTGGTGCAAATCTATCCATTAACTTAACATTCATATTATAATTCCTCTCTTTCTTCTAACTCTTCTTCGTAACAATCTTCGCACATTCCTTCTTTTTCTTCTTGACAGTCTGTACAGTACGTATATCCACACTCTTTGCATTGAAATGTATCTTCTTTTCTTACTGCATCTCCACATTCTGCACAATCTACAAACAGTTCTTCATAGCAATCTTCACAATACCATTTATCATTTGTGAAGTTCATTTCATCCTTTCTACACTCTTCACCACACTCACAACAAGTTTCAATTAAGTCTGAATAACAATCATCACAATGCCATTCATTGTCTATTAAGCTCATTTCATCCTTTCTACACTCTTCACCACACTCATAACAAGTTGCAATTAATTCACAATAACAATCATCACAGTAAACATCATCTCCATACCAAGTCATATCATTGTTGTGTGCGTTTTCATCACAATTATCACAACGGCTATAATCATTTTCATAACATCTTTCACATACATACATACTATTATTATCTATCCAATAAGCGTGGTCATCACACATATGGTCTCCACAATCTTCGCAATAAAATGCACTATCTTCATCTAATTCCTCATCACATATACAACAAACATTATACTCTTTATCATATGGATTTTCTAAATCATTGCCTCCTTCGTCTATACAATCCCAATTACGTATGTATGCTCCTGCTGCATCATCTGTATTAACTTGTTGTAAGAAGTTTAAAACAACTATAAACGAAGCATATATCTCGTAGTTGTTCATATTCTCAACAAGCATAGACCCCGCACTACCCCAACACGCTTCTCCATTTTCTCCATTAACGTGTGGGTGTGGGTCTTTATCTGTCCAATATGATTTTCTGTTATAATCCTCATCTAAACCATTTATATAACAAGTCATATCGTCAAAATCAAAACTTAAAAGATATTTATTACCTTTAAATTTATTACCTTTCTCATCATATATATCTATGTAATCAGTTGTAATTTCAACTACTTTACTTGTTGATCTCGCTACTGCACTTACTACATATTTATGGCTTAATATAGCTTCCATATCACTTGTATAATCTCTACCTTCACCTTCACTACTTAATACTTTTACTCTGCTCATCGCATTTTTGTATGAAGTCCAAGCAACAGTCATATATTCCCTATATCTTTTTATATCTCTAAGGTATTCTTGTTCTTCATTTTTAGCTCTTTCTAAAGCCTTTTTATTATCTTTCAAAGCTATCTCATTAAACGCTTTGCTTAACTCTTTAACTCTATCTTCCATTGTCTTTTCTTTCCTTTCAACTAATTCAAATCTTTCCATTAAATGTCTCTCACTTGGATACTCAACTAAATTCATCCAACTGTTACTTAATATCTCTTTAACAGTAGCAGTATCTCCTACTACCATTTTCCCAGAATTTCCATATACTCTTCTAACCACATCTCCTACTTCAAATATCATTTATACAACCTCCTAATATTGTATGATTTGGTATTGTAAGTGCTTATACACTTTAAAAAGAGCACAACAGGGTAAAAAATAAGTTTGATATGTAATTTTGAAATATCCCCAACGGTATGCGTTGTGCTAAAATTAAAATGTATAAACAAGAAGGTCTACGTGTGTAGACCCTCTATTTATTTATTAAGCATTTATTTCTGCTATTAATCTTTGTAAGAACATTATTTTATTGTTTATAGCGTGAGCTTCTTCTATGTAAAATCTGTAAGACTTTTCTAAATCTTCTAGCTCTTTATTTAAAACATCCATAGCTTTACTATCTTTTGACTCAACTTCTATTTCTCTTACATCAACTACTTCTTCTCTAACTTCTCTTATATCAACTACTTCTTCTCCATTAAACTCATCAACAATCTCGTTATAAACACTTAAAAACATATCTTCTTCAACTACTAATGTTTCATTACCAACTTCTATTTGTAAAAAGTTATCTCCACACATATTTATACTGTCTGTATTTATTACTTGTGGAAGTTTTACACCTAATAATATTGCTACTTCTTCTTGTGTACAATCTGTTTTTCTAAAACTAGCATTACCTTTTATCATCTTCATAGCAACAAGTAAGCTACCGTTGCTTATTCTTGTATCAAGTGCTACCTTCTCACCGTCTAATCTTACCTCGTGATTAGATACACCTATGTTAGCTCTTTCAAATATTTCGTAAGCACTTTCTCCTTCTGTGTACTCAACAACTTCTAATCTACCTGGCATCATACCAACTTTTATACTTGGCATATTACCTTTTATCATCTTCATAGCAACTAATAAGTTTCCATTATGTATAGTTCTGTCTAAATCTATCTTTTCTCCGTCTAATCTTATTTCGTGATTAGATAACTCTACATCTGCTATTTCAAATATTTCTCTTGCAGTTGCTCCTTCGTTTGTAACTACCTCTACTAATCTACCTGGCATCATTCCTACTTTAATTTTTAACATTTCAATTTCCTCCTATCGTGAGCACGACGACTCACACCTAATATATATTTTGTATTGTATGGTATTGTTTAAATACCTAATTTCACCTACTTACAACTCGTGTAAGTAAGCAATGTAGACACTTAAACGCTTTTGTTTTTATTCACAGGTCTTTCATTTTTATCTAACTCTGGAGCAGTTAGTATAGCGTGTATTATAATCCACATACCTACTACCCAAGTTATTAAAATAAACGTCCCAAACATCTGTCAATCACCCTACCTGTCTTATATAATATGTATGCTATAAATAAATTAACGAAGTAAATAACCCAAGTAATAAAATTCATACCTAGATTAAATAATCCCATTTTTATAACTGTTATTGATGTGATACCTCCGTATATAAAAGGTAGTATAAACTCAAATCTCAACATAGTTGTCTCCCTCCTGTATTCATAACTTCCTCCATTTTTTCTTTCAAAAATTTATTTTAATTAAACTCGTTCTAAGTCTTTTATGTTAATTAATTTAAACACACCATCTTTACCTATATAATAAGCTAAACCTTCTTTCCAAGCATTTGGTCTACCTATAAAATCATAAAATTCTACCATTTCGCCATCTTTAAAATCAGTAACAAAAGGTATTTTATTTTTAGGTTTTCTATATATTGCTTTCTTAGGAAAATCTTCCTTTACATATTCTTTTTTCATTCTTATCACTTCCTTTATATTATAACAAATTCCATATATTTTTGTTATTTTTTTCTTTTTTTTTGGAACTTATTTTTTTATAAATTAGTTACACCCTTAGTCTGTTTTTTTTATTTTTTTATGTTCGTATTAGGGAGCGGTAGCGACCGTCGTAATAAGGTAACAACAAGGCGATAAACTTAGTTGGAGCAAAGCGACGTGATGAAGTAAGTGAGGGAATTGTATATGATACGAATGAAGTATGTGTAAAAGGTGTGTATAAACGAAGAGAACGCACCGAAGAACGTGGAAAGAACGTGAAAAAATACAAATCAAAGTAGCTTTGTTGATGCAATCAACACGTTTTGGTACTTTTGCGTTTCAAAAGTACATTCAGTAAAAGAAAGGGGAACGAACGTGAGTCTTTCCTCCTTTTAAGGGGTTAAAATAAAAAAAAGGGAGCAGAACTTAATCCACTCCCTTTGAAAAACTATACTAACATATCAAGACCTAAAACTTTAAGTATATGCTCTGGTTGACTAACTATAAATGCACCCCATTGGAACGTTGGGTTTACTTCTTTTATAACATCTCTTTGCTCAAATACCATTTTTCTAAACTCTGCATAATGTTGCTCTTCTACTAAAGCATATTTAACTTCTCCACCTTGTACAAAGTAAGGTAGTATTCCATTCATCTCTTCTGGTACATCTTGACCTACACAAGAGTATATTCTGAATACGAAGTTAGTAAGTTCTTTAGCTTGTTGTTGTTCTTCTTTTAATACTAATGAACGAACTTCCCTACTCTCTCTAGCACTAAACTTAACTAATGTGTTATCTTCCATTATAGCTTGTCTAAATCTTTGAGTTGATTTGTTATTAGCAACTTTGTTTAATCTAACTCTATGCTCTAAATCTCTACATAACATTTCAAAGTTTTGATTAGGTATAGTACAAAGGTAAGTTAATCTAGTACATTCATATTCACCAAGTTGTATGTATAAGTTCTTTAAAGTATTCATTTGAGTGTTATCTAACTTGTTACCTTCATAGTAGTTAGTTATATAATCATATGTTTGTATGAAGTTGAACGCACTCTCTCTGTTGAACTTAACTTTTATAGTTTCTCTTAATGAACTCCAATTGAATGTGTAGTATAACTTATCTTCTGGTCTGTACTCGAAATCTCTAACATCTATATTGAATTCAGATTTAAGAGTTTCGTGAGTTTCTATATATCTAGCAACATCTGCTATTCTTCTTACTTGTGAGTCTGTTGGTTCTTGTAATTCATAACTCATAGCCATTAAATCTTTATTGTGCTCGAACCACTCTCTTTTGTGTATATTATTCTTAACTTCTTCAACTATTAGAGCAAAATCACTTCTATGTTTTAATGTCTCTAATGCTTCTGATAACATTAATCTTTGGTTATAGAATGATATACCGCTTAAAACTTTTATTATTTCTGATGCTTGGTTAGCATTTAAGTTATTTATGAACTCTATTTGTTTCGCATCTATCTCCATACCTACTCTGTCTCTAAGACCTGCCATTATAGTTTCTGCTTGTCTTATTGATACTTGTGCAGTAGTAGTGTTGTAGTGTTTCTTACAAAGTTCTTTTAACTTATTACTGAAAGATTTAACTATTATCTTTTGTCTAAATGCTTCTGACTCGTTAAATACAAAATTTACCTCATCATCTAACTTAACTTCTTTCATATTGTTTTTAAACTCATCTTCTTTTAATGTAACTTCTAAGTTAAGTATTTGGTTTACTATATTATTTTGTACTCTCTCGTTACCTCTTTCAAGTGCTTCCATATATTCTGCCTTTAAGTGTTGTAACATTTTTTCTAATTCTCTTCTGTTTCTCATTGTCTTTATTCTCCTTTAGTTTTGATATAGTTTGGTTTTGTAAATTGGAAAAATCTCTACTCCCCAGTAGTCCCCTAGTGTCTTTTCTTTAGTGTTTTAAGAATGTTTATAAACACTTGCTTTATACCACACTCTGGTATAGTTGTATTGTACTTTTCTAAATAGAAAGTTTTAAGCTCGACCCAAGCAGTCTCCTCATCGTGGTTAAGGTTAAAACTAACCTTTGCTCTTTCATTTAGGTCTGATATGTTTAGTTGTTTTATCATTACGTCTAACTCCTTTATGTATGTATTATATATTTGTGTTTAATAACACAATGTCGCCCACATCGTAAGATGTGAGCAAGATGTATCATTAAGCAACTAATGTTTTTCTAGCAATGTTAAGTGTATATAATATGTTTGATAATTGCTTAGAGTTTAAAGTTTTTATGTAATCTTTTTGAGTATCACTCATCTCAGCACCTGTTATATCCTTGTATGATTTGAATATACCTATTAATTGCTTAGCAGGTGCGAACTTAGCAACATCTGTTGCATCTTTACCTTTTATTATTGCATATTTTATTCCGTTATCTACCTTATTTTTTAATTCTTTCATTCTATTTTCCTCTCTTTCTTGTACTAATTCTAATTCTTTTTCAAACTCTTCAACACACATTTCTCTTAAAGCATCTATATCTTCTAATGAAGCTCCTACGTGTTCTGCCATTTCTGTTACTATTGTTGATGTATTTTCCATAACTTCTTCTACCTCGTTTCTTATTTCTACTACTTTCTCCATATTTAATCCTTTTTTAGCCATTTTGACTACCTCCTATAATTTAATTAATAATATTTATACTTACAACACACACCCTTTAGGGTGTACTCCCCTAAAACGGTTTTAATAAAAAGTTCTTAACACATCACTAACTGTGAACTCACTCAAAGAGCTTCTTATATCGTCAAGTGGGTTAGCTCTTACGTAAGGTACGTATTTATGACCGTTATCTCTTAGTTGTTGCACACCTTCAAGAAGTGTAACTTCTTGGAACGTCTCACGCACCTCTTGTATATCTATCTCATCAACTTCTTTTATATCAACTTCGTTGTACTTATTCTCGATGTATTCTCTATACTCTTCAAACTGTAATCTCTTGTTCTCTGCGTATATCTCTGCTTTAATCTTAGATAATTCAACTCTTTTCTTATTCGCTTTTCTCTTTTCTAATTCAAACCTAACTAATTCTCCAATTAATAAAACTAAAACTACTAATAACATATTCATCTTCTCCTTTAAATTTAATATTTTATTTAATAAGTGAGAGGGCGTTATGCCCTCGTGTATTACTTAACATCTCCTAAGTAGTAATAATGTCCAAATGAACCACTAGAGTAACTACCTTTACGTTTTAAATTATATTTAATTTTAGGTAATAAACTTGAATTAGAGTTCATTAATGTATTTTCAACCTCTGATTTATTTAATTTCATAGCTTTTGAAACTATTTTTGAAAGTGCATCAACATTTAGACAGAATTTTGATTCAAACACATAATCTTTACCAACTCTCTTTTTTAAGAATTCGTTTCTAGCACTTTCATTGTTATATATTTTTTTATAGTAAGTTAATACATTGTGTGCAACCTCATCAACTGTATTTTCTACAAATGTATAAACACCTTCTATAATTTTAACAACACCGTTTTTATTAACTCTAGGCTTTATTACACCTGTATTTATAGCTTCTGTAAGTTGAGTTATTATTGATGAGTCATTAACACTATCAACACTAACTTTAACTTTATAATTCATAACTAATCCTATAACCATTTCTTCAACTGTAAATAATTCATTCATTTTAATTTCCTCCTTATGTACGTAACAACGCACTACTTAATTAATATATATTTATACTTGCAACACACACCCTTTAGGGTGTACTCCCCTAAAACGGTTTTCAAAAAGAATAAAATGTAAAACCGATATACTTGTGATTAGAGTTAGAAAGATTTGATAATGTGTAAATGTTTTGCGAAAATTAATGATAATTAATTTTCTAGGTTTGAACGTAGTGAAAACCTATAATAAGATACGTATTATAATGTTATAAAAGAAGTATATAAAAAGGAGTAGAATAACTCGTAAATTGATGTGAAAATTAACTAAATGTGTACGTGTGGTGTGTACTTGTAGTGAATGTGTATGTGAATGTGTGTTTTTACTCGAAATGTATAGGTGGGTGAGGGTGGGGAAATAGGGGGCGTAGCCCCAAACGTACTGCACATATGCGTGGGAGGTAGTTACGTATTACTAACATTGTGGAAGCGTTGTGTGAGCTTCCTAGAGCGTGAGAGATACGTTGTGGCTACAAGTTGTGTATGTGCGTGGTGGACGGAGCTCAAAACGAACGAACGTGAGGCTTTGGGCGGAGACATAAACGGAGCTTAACGTGAACATACTGTTCGTGAGCGTTAGGCGGAGTGTATTGCCGAAGGCATAGACAAATCACTACACTAAATACGGCAAATACGTTGTTTATACGTGTCTTAAAACTTGATATCGAAAGTGCGAAGCAATATTGAACAAACACGCCTTATCGTTTGTGAACGCCCTCTGCAAGAGCACACACACACTTGACCAACGTTATACCACCCCCAGGGTAACGGAAAACGACGCACCATATTTATGTGTGTATGTGTGT